GCCGCAAAGAAAGTCATGGACAAAGTAGACAAGGGGGAAGAACTTACTCCTTCGGAAGATGCACTTATGCAGGCTCTTGTCACCAATGCTGCAACACAGATGTATTATTCCGGTGATCTTGGAAGAGGTTATAAGGCTGGCGGTGTAACAGCAGAATCACTTCCGTTCATGCTTGACATGATTGCCGGTATGGGTGCAGTTCAGGCTTTGACCAAACCAGTTTCTAAAGCCATTGTTAAGTATGCGGCTGATAAGGCTGCACAAATGGGACTTGGCCGGGCTACAACTGGGCTGGCTAAAGGTGCCGCCAGAACTGTTGCCGGTCTGGGAGACGTTGCAGCACACACCGCCACTTTCGGAAATGCAAGAGTGGCCGCAGATTATCAGCGTAGAGGTCTGGGAGACGTACAGGTTAAGCCTAACGCAGACGGAACGGTATCTTATGATGGTCGGGAGAATGTACAGACTGGAGCGGAAGCACTCGGTAAATCCATAATATCAACAGCCGCAGAAACCGGAAGCGAACTTCTGGGCGAATACTTTGCGCCTATGTTGGGATATATCGGTCGTGTTACTGGTGCGAACAAAGTTGGAAAGATCATACCTGCATCAGTGGGTAAGGCGTTCAAGGACGTTGTCAATAGTCAAGGCTTCCGGGAAATGCAGGAGATTGCCAGACGTGCTAAGATATCTGATCCATTGGGAGAATATGCCGAAGAAGTTGCCAATAACCTTGTATCTACCGCAATAGGAGATATGACACCTGAACAACTTGTCGATCTTGATCAGAATATTGATACGTTCCTCGGTGTTGCTCCCATGTCTGCATTGTTTGGTGCAGCCGGGACAGGTGGATATTTACGTGATAAATACAAGAACTACCGCAACATGCGTAATTTTGAAACCCAGATGCAGGATGCAATGGGTGAAGATTGGTCCGGTGTAAGAGAAGCCCTTCAGGACGCTGATATTGAAACGGCCCGCAACATGGTCAAAGATGTTCTGTCCAGCCCTATGTCTCCGGATATGAAGAAGAATGCTATCAAGTATATATCTTCAGTCCTTCAGGAACAAACCTTACAGGAAGCAGACAAACAGATGATGCCGGAAGAAATTGCTTTTGAAAAAAAGAACATTATCAACAATCTGAATGAGACGCGTTCTAAGATCAGCTTGAACGATGAAGAACTCAATGCTATCATCAATTCAGAAGAAGGATATCAGGCTATCATATCTCAATTTGATCCGGAAACGGCCAACAACATAATGAAATACAAACAAGCCTATGATGATTTTGTTAATTATAATTATTGGGTGCAAGATCAGGCTGATAATGCAAGGAGACAAGCGGAAGCACAAGTCGAAAGCCTTACCAATGCAACCACCGGCACGATCATGCGGGTAAATAACAAGCTAACCAAAAATCCTGTTAATGTTCTTCGCGGAAACCTTGTATTTGATAACGAAGGTAAAGTTGATGAAAATCAATCTGATAAGACCATATACTACATGTCGGAAGATGGACGTGTGAAAATGGCTCCTGTATCTATGTTCAGTTCTCTTGTAGATAATACACCGGCAGAAGAAATGATCCAGCGTGCCGGTAATGATGCGCAAGAAGAAGTCTTGCAAGCCGAAGAAGCACAGATTAATTCTATTCCGGCCCAAGAACAACAGCCCATAGGACCAGAAACCAGATTTACAATGGGTGGAAACAATTATGAAGTCAACAGGGTAACTCCAGACGGATATGAAGTGTACCTTCTTGATGAAAATGGAACGCCAGCCCAGTCACAGCTGATGTCCGAAGAAGAAATAAGAAATGCAATCAACGGCCAACAGCCAGCTAATGCAGAGGAAACACAGCCTTCTGTAACTGAACAGACTGTACAGGAAGAAACTTCCGAACAACCGGTTCAGGAAAATCAGACTGCCATGTCTCGAATTCCTCTCAACGAAAGAGGTGAACAAGACTTTGAAGCCGCACCGGTTGCAGATACTTCTGCCGCATTGCTGGAAATCAGTGATAATGTTGATGATGCGAAGGACACCGTAACGCAGATGATTGAGTATTATAATGACGAACTAAAAAAAGTTGAAAAGAAAAAATCTTCCGGAAACACTATTCAGGGAATTATTGAGACAAAGAAGGCAAAAAAAGCTATCAATGACAAGATATCCTATTGGAATCAGGTTGCAGCGGATCTTGAAGCAAAAAGGCCTACCGGACTTATTGCTCAGGCAGAAGAAAAGGCTAAAGAAAACCAGCAACGTCTTGCATCGATGACATCCGAAGAACAACAAGCTGCACAGCAGGAAGTTCAGAAGAAGATTGATGCAGGAGCCTTTGAACGCAAGGAACCGCGGAAAAAGGTTCGTTATGTCAAAGAAGATGCAGATCTAGGCCCTTCTATAACTCCGCAAGAACATGTTTTGCGAGAAATAGCAACAGGCCGCGTTTCGTTCTCTCTGTCTGACACAGAAGGAGCGCAGGGCCTTTCTTCACATCTGGGCTATTCCAACTCACCGGAAGAAAGGAAAAAGCTTGTATGGGCATTATCTTCCGATGGTTTAACGCCAGAAGCCGCAGCAGAACAGATCCATGCTGATATGCCGGAGAACTTGCAGGGAATGGTTACTGATCAGGACGTGTTCAACATGATCATTAATGCTTTCCAAGAATATGGAAGTCCTTCTAAGATGTGGGACGCCGCAAAAAACATGCATGGAACCGATATCGAAGAAAACATTCCGGGATATGAAGAAGATCAGGAACGCCATCTTATTGAATGGGAAGCTTCTGAAAACAGAATGTCGGTACCTGAATGGATTGCATATTCAGACTATATCGAAGAAGAACTTAATAACTTGTATTCATCTGTTACGGATGAAGAATTAAATATTATCTTTGAACAAATCATTAACGACTATGAACGAAGAGCAGAAACAGAAAGTGCAGGAAGCACTGAAGGACAAACAGACAGTGAACAAGGCAATACAGTTCAGCCTGAACGCGAAAGTGATAACGAAGGAAGAACTGGAGAAGTCGAAGAACAACCGGAGCCAGCAAATAAAACTGATGGCGAAAGCGGTAGCGTGGTACCTGAACCAGAAGGAACAGTAGATAACAACGGATATCCATTTCTCAAATCTTCAAATGAGACAACGATATTCGGAGAAATCAGAGAAGAAACCGGGTTAACACCCGCTCCAATTAAATTGAGTGAAGGATTTAACAGAAAAGATGAAAAAGGAAGAAATCACGGATATGGATTTAAGCATATAGAAGAAAGTCATGGAGATCAAATCAGAAATTATGGATTTGAATCTATCCCTGAATTTGTTGAATCTGTGGCTAAGAATTATACTATCGTAAGAAAAGGAAATAAAAGGAATGGTATTGATACATATATTTTAGAAGTATCAGACAAAAAAAATAATACTCTTTTTGTTGAATTGTCTAAAGATGGAAGTTATTGGAATGTAAACAGTGCAGGAGTATTCAGAAAAGGATATTCTAAGAAGAAGGAAGTAGTTTGGCCTCTACCCGCAGTTGAGGATGCTTCTACTGCCGAAGACACTGGAGTTCAGAACGCAGCTGATAGCAGTAATTCTATGAGCGGGAATTCTCCCCAAAATACTTCCTTTGTTGACAAAGATACCCAATCTTTAGAGGAAAAGCAAGAAGACAAGCAAAAATTTACAGCTTCTGAGATTAATCAAGGCGAAGGAGTAATAGAATATGCTCAACGTATAGCTAAAGAAAAGGAAATTTGGGACGAAAGTCAAAAGGTTGACATAAATCCTACCGAAGGGCAGAAAGAAGCCGGTAACTACAAAATGGGACACGTAAAAGTAGATGGGATGGATATAACTATTGAAAACCCGAAGGGATCTGTACGTTCCGGAAAAGACGCAAACGGTAAGGAGTGGAGCGTAACAATGAACAATACATACGGATATATCCGTGGCACACGTGGGGTTGACGGTGATCACATAGACATATTCCTTTCAGACAATCCTGAAAGCGGAAATGTTTATGTTATTGATCAAGTAGACCAGCAGACCGGCATGTATGACGAGAGTAAAGTTATGTATGGCTTTAATTCAATTGATGAAGCCAAGGATGCTTATCTATCCAACTATGAGGAAGGATGGAAAGTCGGTGTAATATCAGAAGTCTCAAAAGATGAGTTTAAGAAGTGGATTGAAAGTTCTACCAATAAGATTAAACCTTTTTCTGAATATGCCGGAGTGAAAAAGATGCAGACAGAAGATGACGGAACAACAAAGGATCTTCAGCCAAAAGAAAACGTAGTGCCTGTTTCCGAAATGGAAAATACCACTAATATAGAAAAAGCACTAAGATTTAGAGAAACTGACGTAAATTTTTCAGACTTTGCAGCCAAACATAAACTGAACGAAGCTGACGTTAAGAAATATGCCCAATCCATGAGAAATGGGAACTTGGGTGGGGCTAGATATGCCTTCAAGTCTATACAAAGAAGCATCCGTTTGCAAAATGAAAATTTGTCATTGGGTCAATTTGTAAAAGTGTTCTCACCAATAAAAAAAGAATTGTATGATAAGTTTGGTGATATAGACTCACTTCGCGAAGAATATATTAAAAGGGAAATAGAGGAGCGTAACATGATGGAAGCCGCAAAAAAACGTATAGAAGAGGAGGCTAAAGCCGAAAGTCAACGCCTTCTTGAATTTGAAAACATGTCTGATCAGGAAATGGATGAAGCGTATTTTAAGGCTTTGGAGAATAACGATAAATCCCGAATGCGAGATATTGTCAATGAATCAGCAAGAAGAAAAGGCTACATGTCTACTGGCGAATTTAGAATGTCGCATCGTGCACCTTCTTATGATGAAGAAGGTATAGATAAAAGCATGATAGATGTGGCAAACAATAAGGATAATATACGTGATAGTCTGAATGAGCAAATGCGCATGAATCAGGATAAGAACCGCAAGGAAAGCGTGAATGCTATAAACAACGCACTTTCTAGCATAGAAAAAGACGGTAAAGCAATGGTTACGATTTATCGTGCTGTGCCAAAATCCATAAAAGAAAGTAATGTAAGAAATGGGGATTGGGTTACACTATCCGAATCATATGCTAAACAACACGGGAATCACGCTCTTGAAGGCAACTATCGCATTATCAAAGAAGAAGTACCGGCTGAAAATCTATATTGGGACGGAAATGATATAAACGAATGGGGATATGACGACCGAAATGACTACCGTTATAAAGATACTAAAAATAATCGAAAACTTAATGATTTAGTTACCCGTGATGATAACGGGAACATTATACCTCCTTCAAGGAGGTTTAATTCAAGAAAGAAAGACACCCGTTTCCGCTTTATCGGAGAACAAGGCGCAGCAAACCTTGATGCAGCAGAAGAAGCTAACACAAGATTAGACAACCTTGCTGTTGCGCGAGAAATGGAAAAATCAGGTAAGAATGCGAAATCTATCAAAATAGCTACCGGATGGGAACGTGGGGCAGATAATAAGTGGAGGTATGAAGAAGAAGACTTTGAATATATACCAAAGGGGAATGCACGGGAAAAATCATTGCTTGAGCGTGAACCATGGCATAAAGAACTTATGTCTTTGTCGGATAAAGTGTATAATGGAGAGAAACTCTCCAATGAGGAAGAGGTGCGTTTTGATGAATTATCAAAGAAAGAAACAGAACTGAAAGATAGCCTGAAAAAATCAGATATAAAGTTTCTTGATGATTATGTATCTGATAACACTCTGTTCAAAGAATATCCTGAGTTGAAGCAAGTAAAGGTAGAATTTTATGACGGTAGCTTTTTCGATGGTGGCTCGTATAGCCATCATGATATGACTATCAGGATAAACAATAATTCTCCTTTGGATGCAAAAAGCATTCTTGTACATGAGGTGCAACATGCAATTCAGCATATTGAGGGATTTTCGCGAGGAGGAAATTCCAGAACTTACCGTAATTATCTCAACAGCATAAAAGAGAAACGCGATGCCTGGTCTATGATTGATGAATTTGAAGAGAAATCGAAAGAGCTAGGAAGCGATGCTTCTCAAATGGATGTTTACAAAGCAGTTCGCGATGAATACACTTCGTTGGGAATGTCTTTTGGCGATGGGATAATGCCAAGCAGAGATGCTTTCGACAAAGGATTTAATCTTTGGGTTCGTGGTTATGATAAAGAAGGATATGAAGATGCTTACAAGGAATATCAGAATCTTATTGAAAAGTTTGGTCTGGGAGAAAGCAAGGATAGATATCACGAACTTTCCGGAGAAGTAGAAGCACGAAATGTTCAGTCACGTCTTAATATGACACCTGAAGAAAGAAGAAAAGCCCTTGCATCCGAAACAGAAGATGTCGCAAGAGAGGATCAGATATTCCTTTACGATTCAATGGGTGCCAACAGTATGACTATTGATGAAAATCAGGACTTAAACAACATAAAATCGGAAGATGTAGAAGAAACATCTAAAAAGTTGAATGTTCCGGTAGAGGTTATAACTTCTGTTGACCAGATAAAGGATAACTCAGTAAGATCTGCCATTGAAAAAGGAAGGAAAGTAAAGGGATGGTATTCTTTGTCAGACAACAAAGTGTATGTATATCTTCCTAACGCTACCAGCATGGAAGATGTAAACCAGACTATCCTTCACGAAGGTGTTGCACATTACGGATTGAGACAGCTTGTAGGAGAAGATCGTATGGATGATTTCCTTGATGATGTTTTTGCCAATGTTACTGATGAAGTAAGGAAGAAAATTATTGATACTCTTCTCAGATATGGCTATAATTCACGTATAGCCACAGAGGAATACATGGCAAGAATGGCTGAAAACGGAGTAGACGTTTCTGTATGGCAAAGGATAAAACAGGCATTCAATTCACTTATGAGACGTATGGGCATTAACATAAAAATAAGTGATAATGAACTTCGATATATCCTTTGGAGAAGCCGCCAGAACCTAGACAAAAACAAACCGCTTGATCTTGCCAAAGATGTTGCCATGCAGTACCAGATGGGAGTAGGTAACTACTTTAGGGAAGATACAGACGGAAGTATAGGTATGTATGAGCAATCTTTGAAAGGATGGAAATATAAGGCACAGGAAGCATATCAAGACAGTATGCTTGCTTTGAAAAACCTTCAGGAAGTAATTGCTAAAGTTTCCGGTAAACCTATAAAGTCATTTGAGAACGCATACATGGCAGAAAACCAGTTAAGTTCAAAAAACACTTCCGAAGCAGAAGTGTATTATAAGAAACATTATCAGCCAATGCTTCAGGAAGCCGGTAAGATGATGAAGAAGTACGGCCTTACTCAAAAGGGTATTGAACGGTATATGATGTTGGCCCACGGAATTGAAAGGAACGTAGAACTTACATTCCGGGAACAGCTTGATGAAGTTATCAAAAACAATCCGGACGATGCGGATCAGTTCATTCAGGACTTTAAAGATGAAAAGGAAAGACTGAGAAAGTTATATTCAGGATATGAATACCTGAAGGAACTGAGTGATTATATTGGAGGCGTAAATGACTATTCAGCGACACAGGCCATTCTTAACAGTATGGACGGAGAAGAACATGATAACTTCCAAGAAGATGCGCTTAATTACGTCAAGGACTTTGAACAGACCTATGATGTAAAAGAGTTGTGGAATAAGACCAACGATGCAACCAAAACCACATTGCGTAAGGCTTATGATAGCGGAATGATGGGGAAGGAACAATACTCTAATGTAAATAACATGTACATGTATTATGTACCCTTGCGCGGATGGGATGAACAGACAGCAGAAGATGTTTATGAATATATTGATTCAGAAAGAAATCCTGTAAGTTCTGTACTGAAATCCGCAAAGGGAAGAAAGAGTATTCCTGATGAAATATTTGCCACAATTGGAAATATGGCTGAAAGTGCTATCATGCAAGGCAACAGAAACATGATGAAGCAAAGCTTTATGAGTATGGTTATAAATCATCCTACTGATATAGCTACATTGAAAAAGGCTTGGTATGTATATGATCCGGTAAAAGATGAATGGAATATATCTATGCCAGACATTCAAGAAAGCGACAACGCTGAAACTATTGCTGAAAAGCTCAAAAACCACGAAGAGCAGATGAAGCAATTGAAAGAAAACGGACTTGCTACACAAAAGCCTAATGGTCTTAATATAAATTATAGGATCAATAAAAACAACATCTCCCAGCATGTTGTTCAGGTAAAGAATGGCGGGAAAGATTATGTTATATACATTAATGGAAATCCAAGAGCAGCGCAGGCAATCAATGGATTGACTAACCCTAATGTAGAACAGAACCCGATATTCAGATCCATTGCAACTGCAAACAGATGGTTGGCGGCTAACTTCACTACCAGAAACCCGGCTTTTGTGTTAAGCAACCTTGTAAGAGACCTGATATTTTCCAATGTTGCTGTAAGCATAAAAGAAGATGGGAAGTATTCAAGCAGGTTCAGAAAGAACATACTGAAAGCCATGCATGTTGTATTGAGAAATCTGAATGGCAAGCCAAATAACACCGAAGCTGACAGATATTTTCAGGAGTTTATCGAGAATGGCGGTGAAACCGGATACATGCACCTGAATGATGTTGAAAAGTACAAGAAAAAAGTAAGGAAGGAACTTTCAAAAATAAACGGTGAGATGGGATCCGCAAAGATGGCTATGGATTTTGCAATAGACAGACTTGAGGATTTCAACAGATGGGCAGAAGATATTTCACGATTTACCACGTACATGACTTCCAGACAAATGGGTAGAAGTATTACGGAATCTGTGAATGATGCGAAAGAAGTAACCGTAAACTTTAACAAGAAAGGGGCCGGATATAAAACCGGCGGATTTTTTGGAATGACTTCGGGTATATTCAGAAACCTGTATCTTTTCTTTAATGCTTCTGTTCAGTCTCTAACCAATTTTAAAAGACTGTATGACAAACAACCGGTTAAGTTCTATTCAGCTTTAGGCGGATTTATGTCAGCAGGATTTTTAATGCCAATGATAAACAACGTATTGTACAGTATCTTTGGCGGTGGAGACGATGATCCGTACAATGATCTGCCGGAATGGGTAAGAAGAAACAACTTCTGTATATATACAGGTAATGATACGTTTTTGACTATTCCTCTTCCCATTGAATTAAGGGCTTTCTACGGGCTGGGTGATTATGCTTATCAGCTTACAACCGGCAAAGAAAAGCCTTCCGCAACCAATATCGCAAAAGGAACAGTAGGACAGCTTGCAGATCTTTTGCCTTTAAATCCAACAGGGAATGAAGGCTTAAAGACGTTTATGCCTGATATTATGTCTCCAATATTTGAGGCTTATGTCTGGAACCAGGACTTCACCGGAAAACCGGTAGCAAAGATATCTCCATTCAACGAACGTGATCCGGAGTGGAAGAGAGTTTATAAAGGAACGTCAGGATGGCTTGTTGATACTTCCAAATTCCTGAATGATATCAGCAACGGTAGTGGTCCGGGATCTGAATTCCGAAAAGGATTTATAGATTTCAATCCTGCCAAAGTAGAACACCTTCTTGAATCTTATTTTGGCGGTATGGCCAAAACATTCAATCAGGCTGGGAAAACGATATATTATGGTGGAAAATCATTAATCGAACAGCAGAAAGATGAAGATCTGGTGATGAGAAATGTTCCTATTGCAAACAGGTTCCTTAATACTGTTGATGAAAGAAATGCTTTTTCTGGAATTAATACAGAATACTTTAATCTCCGTGATGAAATGGACCAGTTTAAGTATGAACTTAATGGTGTAAAGAAAAGCGGAAACAAAGATGAGTATAAAGAAATGCTGAATTCTAATCTGTATGATAAATACCAGAAATACAAACCATATCAGAAGAAGTTGAAGAAACTAAACGATATGGCAAAAGAATCTCAAGGAGAAGATCGGAAAGAAATAGAGGATATGATTATAGAAACCAGACGAGAACTTCTTGAAGAAGTGAAATAAGAAGAAAGCGGTGCGCCATAATGACGTACCGCTTTTCCCAATATTTCAACTTTAGTATTTGAAAATAAGCTAGTTTTGTAAAAAATCACACAAACATGAATAAATTCTTAAACAGATCTGTAAAGCCGAAGCGGGACGACAGGACAAAAGAAACCGTTTACCGCACAAGAGGAACGGCGTATGAGGAACTTGAAGAGTTTGCTTCATACTGGAGCAGCCTTTACACTGCCCGTAAAAAAATGGAAAGATCCCTGATGTATGCGAAAGAAGATCAATGGGGAGACTATATAAAGGATCCGGACACCGGCAAGATGATGACTGAAGGAGAACTTATCAAGAAAAATGGTAAGGTTCCTTTGAAAAACAACATGATAGCACCAATTGTTAAGAACATAGAAGGCCAGTTCAGAAGAAACGTAACAAAACCTATATGCTCGGTAAGAGATCGGGATGAAGCAAAGGTCGGTGAAATGATGAGTATTGCAATGGAATATGCTCAGTCACTTAACGAGATCACAGAACTGGACGCAGCCAGCCTTATGGTTCTGGAATGTGGCGGCTACATTGCACAAAGAATAGAGTTCGGGTACAACGAGTACAAGCACATGAATGATGCATGGGTTTACAATGTTGATCCCTCACGTCTATTCTTCAATACCAACATAGAAGATCAGCGAGGATGGGATATAACCTGCATCGGTGAAATCTTTGATATGGACTTTGAACAGGTAGTCGCGGCCTTTGCAAAGAGTAAAAAGGATCGTGAATGGCTGGAAAGCATATATGGTACAGATGATCACCCAAGAAGATCATTCGTTGACGGTGTACAGGGTTACAACCAGAAAAATGCAGATTTTTACACACCTGCAGAAGTAGATCTTTGCCGGGTTATCCTAGGTTGGAAGCTGGAGAGCAGGGACGCATATTTCTACCACGACACGCTTGATGGAAGCTGGGGCTTTGTCGGATTGAACGAAGTAAATAAGCTGGAATACATAAACCAGAAAAGAATATCCGAAGCACTTGAAGCAGGAGTTGAAGAGGAAGATATTCTTTTGATAGAATACGAATTCAAAGTAGAAAGATACTGGTATTACAGATATCTTTCTCCGTGGGGTGATGTCTTGCAGGAAGGAAGAAGCCCATACTGGCATGGCCAGCACAACTATGTATTTCATGCTTATCCTATCATACACGGAAAGATATTCAATTTCATAGAGGATTTTATCGACCAGCAGAGAAGTATCAACCGAACCATGACGCTGATAGACTTTATACGTTCTTCTTCAGCAAAAGGTCTGGTAGTCGTGGATGAAGATTCGTTCGACAGCATGAGCCGGGAAGAAATCATTGATGAATACGTCAGATATAACGGAGTTCTTTTCTGCCGAGTGAAACCGGGTAAAGACATTCGTTCAGTCATTACACAGCTTAACGGAGCCGGAGCCATTCAGGGGGACTATGAACTGTTAAGCCTTCAGTTAAAACTGATCAATGATATTGCCGGTGTAAACTCAGCTATGCAGGGAAAGGATCCTTCATCCGGAACTGCCGCTTCTCTTTATGCACAACAGACGGAAAACGCATCTATGAACCTGAAAGGTTTGTTCGATTCGTTTAAAGCCTTCCGGAAAAGAAGAGATCTCAAGCTGATGCAGACCATTCAGCAATATTATGATTCGCCCAGATATATAGAATTGGGAGGAAAAGATTATTCTGAAGAATCTAAATATTACGATCCGGAAAAGGTTCAGGGTGCGCAGCTTGATCTTGAACTTACAGAAGGAACAAATACACCTACATTCCAAATGCTTGAAAACGAATTCCTGATGAAGCTGTTTGAAATGCAGGCTATCAACGTAAAGACCTTGCTGGAAAACTCCAGTCTGCCTTTTGCATCAAAGATATTGGAAAGTATCAAACGTGCAGAGCAGGAAATGGCAGAAAACCAGAACATGACACAGATGGATCCGGCACTGATGCAACAGATCGCAAGTCAAAATCCGGCACTTATGGAGAAGATGATGAACGATGCAAATGCTTCTCCACAAGACGGAATAATACAACAGGCAGCTTAAACGGAAGCTTCGGAAACAATACGGGTTTTTCTCTTTTGAAGGCCCGTATTTTTTTGTGCTATTCTGTATGGTTTCTCCGTCTTATAGCAAACATATACGCCTATTGCGGTAGACATTACACGGTCGTCATGGCAACCCTCAACAGCACCTGTCTTTTTGCCATCCTCTTTGATTTCAAACTGGTCGTATTCAAACGTTGTTTCTAAGCTTCGTTCTATGTACAGGCAATCACGCATTGCAGCTTTCAGGAACCCGGTAACCATTGGCTTGGTTGAAGGGTTGGTGTGGAAACCATATTTAACCGGTGCGCCCTGTTTGATCTGTTCCGGACTTGTGCGGCTATACAGGTCGGGATAGAAATCAACAATTTCATCAAGCACATATTCAAAATTGTCTCCTTCTGTTCCTTCTGTCTCTAATGTATTGGATTCAATGACAAGTAAAGCCGTGTCATAAGCTTTAGCTATCTGGGCAGCCTTCCATATCAAAAGGTCGTGTTCGATATGACCATGCCATTCGGCAACTACTTCTGGAATACCGCCTTCAATCATGGGAAGCCGGTCAAATACCTTAATCGAAGAGTAGTCTGCCTGATCTCCAGTACCACCAATATCAACAGAAACAATATATCTGTATCTGTAAAGCCCTTTTGATTTGTCTGGAAGCATCCAGACATGTAGCGCATTTTCTCTCTGTTTCGGTTTTTCGACTTCAACAAACCGTATATTTTCAAATGCTTTTTCTCCTTTAGTTGCGTCACCGACAAATTCTCCATAGAAAGCCGGATCCATACAGGATTTACGACACTGTTCAACATATTGTCTGGGGAAGAACGGACGACCGGTTGACTGAAATGCTTCTTTCGGATCGGAAGGATATTCAGAACACATACGCCATTCCTCAACCATTCCTTTTTTCTTTTTCCGATACCAGGCAATAGCTTCAAGAGTAGCACCCAACTCAAAAAGGTAGTGTTCGTATTCATCCATTGATTCTATGAAATCCAGATAGTTCTGATATCCTATGTAAGTGGAATACATATCAATCAGGAACCACGGAATAAATACGGGTGTAAAGTCGTTTTCTCCCTTTACAGCTTTCAGCCATGTTCTGTGAAAATAGTTTCCTACACCTTTGGCGGTAGATTCAAGAACCTTGACTGTGTAAGGGCCGTCATTGATTGATCCGAAAATAGACTGTACAAGATCTTCAGGCTTTTTACCTTTCGTTTCCTTCCACAAACCCACCTCTGTCAGGTGGGCCATAGATATATTTTGAGAACGAAGGCTATCCGGTTTCTGGGCCGATCCGATTGAGTAAAGACACTGACAATACTGTATCTGTCTTGTTTTAGATGATCCTTCAAACGGAGTAGTTTTCAAAGAAATACCATTCGTAGCCCATGTGGGATAATGTTCTATCACTTTGGAAAGCATACCCGAAACAATGTTTGACTGGGATTCTACATCACCGCATATAACACTGTTCCAGTTCTTCCTATGAATGATCTGGATCCAAAGCATGTATATCTGAGTAAGAGTAGATCCGCCCCATTGCCGGGCTTTCAAAAGTATTATGTTGATAGGTTCATTATTCTTTCTAAGTTTTTCCAGAGTACAAAGATAGGTCCTCTGTGCCCTGTTAAGAAAGAAGTGTATATCCTCTCCACCTCCCTTTGGAGAAATAAGAGCAGTACTGTATGCCCAGAATTCAAAATCATACAGAAATCTCTGCCGACAAAATTCAACATACAGAAGATTAGCCATGTATTCTGTATACGCCTGTTGCATTATTCTTTCAATGTACAGACGTATTCCAAGAGACATGAGAACCTGACAGAAGCCGGTATTGGCAAATTCCGCCGGAAGCCACATTTCCTTCAAAGGAAAATCTTCACATGTTACCTTTACTCTCTCAATAGAAAAAGATCCTTCACCGGTAAGAGGATTGTAAGGCGATTCAATTACTTTGAGCCTTTCAAGGTTTTTCTTTATTATTTCCTGTGCCTGCATAATATCCTCCTGTAAACTAGGCTAGCCAGATACGAGGATGAAAAGCTGTACACATGGATGAGTGTGTTTACCCCGTGCGCAAACAAGCCGGTAAAAACATAAGAAAAAATAATAAGTGAAATGGATTTCAGAAAAAGCTTCTTGTTTATGCCAGAAAGATAATATCCCATTATCACGGAAATGACAGCGGAAAATCCGCAAGTTGGAACATCTTTAGCCGATAGATATCCGGATATGGCCGGTATTATAACACAGGCCGGAAGCAAAAATTTAAGATCAGATTTATGAAGAACGCGGTAATAAGTCCAGAACACAAAGCAATTAACCGCAAGATGAAGAAAGTAAGTATGTACCAGATTATATGTGAATAGCGTCCACCAAGAAGAGTGGTTTGTAACGGCCAGCATTTCGATCGGATAGAAAAAAGAAAGCATCCAAATAATAAATAGAACAACTATGACTGGCATTTCTTCCTTTCTTTGTAGTAGCTGTAAATGATTTCCCGGAATGTTTTCAGATCAATGTAGTAGGAAGGTGCTTTTTCCTGTAAAATCTTTGTCAGGATCGAATAACCGACCAATCCTGTCTTATCCTTATAGGCTTTGTATCTTCTGTGCAACTCCTGATACATAAGGATAGTGTTCTTATTTTTAAGCCCCAGCGGCTTTCCTCTCTCAATCTTCGAGACATAACGTCTGGCGTTCTCGTAACTGACATAAAATCTGGGAGCACCCTTCATCATAACCGAACGTATGATATCGTCCTGTGTTACGGAAAATTTTCTCATAGACTTTATTGCTTCAAAGAACGCGTCTGTTATATGCTGTCGTCGAAGTTCTGAAATGTAATTCTCTTTCATAAAACGCAGCTTTCCACAAAGATAATAATAAAAAACAAACAAATAGCCTTATTACCCAAATCGTCAATTATACTACCCAAATCATCAACTTTAATATTGCTTTAAAGTCTTACTTTGCATATATACTAAATGACTGCAAAAATGGATAAAGAAGAAATGGCTAAAACAGCAGCGGAACAGGAAACCGCAGCCAGTGAAACAGAGAGAAAACCGACCAACAAAGAACGGTTTAACTCAATGATGATGGAAAGGATGCAGGGATTTAACCCTGATGATGAAGAGGGAGCATACGGAATGTTGATCGACGACTACACCAAGAGTGATGAACAGAAGAAGATTCTTTCGGATGCTATCAATCAGGATCCCCGTTTAGCGCAAGTTCTTTCTGATATTGTAAGCGGCAAGAGAAGCAGCGGTAATGCGCTGGTAAGGTATTACGGAAGAGATTTCCTTTCAGCAGAAGAAGGAACGCCGGAATATGATGATATCGCAGCAGCAGAAGAAGAACGTAAGAAAGAAGCCGAAGATCGTGCCGCAAGAGAAAGCGAGTACAAAAGCAACATGGATGCGTCTACTCCCATAATTGAGGAATTCTGCAAAAAGAAAGGATATGAAGTTGATGATTTTCTGGATAAGGTGTGGGATCAGATTGCTTCACCCATTCTTTCCGGTAAATACACTCCCGAACTTCTTGAAATGATGGATAAGGCTTTCAATTACGACACTGACGTAAGTGATGCACTGAAGGCCGGAGAAGTCAAAGGAAGGAACGAAAACGTAAACAAAATGAGAAATGACAAGATTGGAGACGGACTGCCGACCGGACTAGGTACAAATACCAAGCAGACCAAGAAACCGAAGCAGAAACAAGAAACAATTCTTGACATTGCAAAATACGCATAACAGCCACAACACAAACACAAAATAACACGCAAAATTATGGAAAAACTGATCAAATTTATCAAAGATGAAAAATGGGGCGTTTTGTCTGTATGCCTGACAGTCCTGTCGGTTTTGATAGGATCTCCATTTATGCTTGCAGCAGAAGGGGCTACCGTTGCAGTAACAGAAGGAGGCGCACAGGCACAGCCCGGACATACCGGTGCTGAAACACAAATTCCCGGACAGGCAACAACTGTTTCAGGAGTTGAACAGGCAACCGGCGGTGTCGGAGGTGACGCACTTATCCAACCTGAGATTGACGAGCAGATTTTTGAAATCGGTACCGATGAAACCGTACTTGACGGTATCATGCGAAAAGCAAAACGTCAGGTAAAAGTTAAAAGCTTTGAGGTAGACCACTACATCATTGACGAACAGAAAGCCGTTGTTGAAGTTTCAAAAAAATACACCGCAGCCGAAAGCGAAACGGCAACCATTGAAGTAGCTTCCAAAGATGCAGGCTTGTTCCAAGAATATGGAACTATTCTTGCAAAGGGGGTAAACGGCTATGATCCCACCGGACAGAATGAACTGGAAGGCGTAGACCTTATGCTGTTTATCGTAGGTAAAGACAGTTCAAAAAATGGAAGCCCGATTGTACGCGCAATCAACGGTCCAAAGAGTGAAGCAACAGATATGTACTGTAATGTTCCTACTATTGAAGCAGGAACTAAGCTGGTAATTCTCAGCAACGCATGTGCTGAAACCCAGAAAAATGTTGCTCCGGACATTGTTGTTCCTACTCCCAACAGGGTTTATCTGCAAAAGAGCATTATGAACCAGATTGTTTCTGATTACTTCGACCATCAGAAAAAGAGAATCCCGTTCCAGCAGGCTACTATTGCAGAAGCCGCTGTTAAACAGTACAGACGTAAGAACAACAGAACGCTGTGGATCGGCCAGAAAGGTAAAGTGAAAGTAGACCGCGGTGAAATGGGAGTTCAGGATGTTTATTTTACAGAAGGTGTCAGATGGCAGATCAAGCGCGAATGGCAGCACGACGGCAACTGGACGTTTGAAGAAATCATTGCACTGGCCAAACTGAAGTTTACCGGATCCGACTGTTCAAAAGAAGCTTTCTGGCTGATGGGCCGTGACCAGCTTGAATCTATCCAGAACATTGACTTCACCAAGCATAAGGATATCACCATGACTTCCGCTACCACATGGGGATTCTCTTGTACCAAGCTTCACACGGTATTCGGTGATTTCTACCTGAAACACGAACCTACTCTTGATGTTATCGGATATGCAAACTCTGGAGCAATCCTAGACATGCAAGGTCTGGTAAGATACTGGTACAAGAACGAAGAAAAGTCTACCGAAGATATCGAAGGCGAAGAAGCAAAGAGACAGGCCGTGATCTCTATCAATGCTCTGGCGTTGAAAGGTTTCTCACATATCTGGGGAGAAGGTGACTACAAGGGAAGTCTGCCGGGTGCAACAGTTGTTTCAGTTCACGACAACGGAACAGACGCGCCTGCTGATCCAAAGACAGGTCAGATTTTCTATCTGAAACAGGCATGTACTGGTATCTCCGGAAGTAAAGCCGGTGAATTCTGGAAATGGAACGGTTCTTCATGGGAAAAGTACGAAGGTGAGATCTACACAAAGAACGAATCCTTTTAATGTATAACTTAAAAAGCGGGGCGGGTAAAACCGCCCTTACCTTGTATTATGGCTAAAATAGATTTATATAAAAAGAAATATGGCATTTACGGTAAAGTTGAAATGAGTGTTCTTATACCCGTAAACAAAGCCAAGTTAAGAATCAACTTTCAGGATGGCATAATCAATGCGCAGGGGGTAGTACCAGCCAGCTTTACAACATCTGATCCAGTTGTACAGACTGCGATTGAAAACCACGAAATGTACTTGAAAGGAAGGATCAAACTTGTAAAAAAATATAAGATCGGAGAAGTTGAGACGGAAACATCTTCTCAGCCTTCCAAGTCTGAAAGCCCTGCACCGGAGACACCGCAGGACGGAAGTACGGTGTATGAAGATGTAAAAAACGCACAGACAGCTAAAGAAGTTCTTATCCGTGAATTCAATGTTCCGATTATTGAGTTACAGGACAAAGAAAGTATCAAATCAAAAGCAAAAGAACTGGGAGTGTCATTCCCTAACTGGAAATAATTATGATAACAAAGGATGAAATAGTAGCAAAGGTTAAGGCTATAATGAACGAGATCGGGGAAGAAACCAATGCTTCCCTTCTTGACGAAGATACAATAAAAATAGACCAGTACATTGAAGAGTGTATAGGTGACGCCCTATCCCTTGTAATACTTAATTCTCCGAACCTTGTCATAAACCCAAAGAAAGGATCAGTAAGCCCTACTACCAACGGAGACGGTACAGGATATGTTGTCCTTCCAGACGACTTTGTGAAGCTTGTAGCCTTCAAAATGAACGGATGGAAAAGGTCTGTTTCTATTGCTTATCCTTTAGACAGCGAACAGGCTAAAGAGCAAGGAAACGAATTCACAAGAGGAACCAAAAGTAAACCGGTGTGTGTATTGTCATATTCTCCCGAAGGGAAGAAAACTTTGGAGTATTATAGTCTGGGAGACAGCGAAAGCCATACTATATCTGTATTCGTGTATGAAGCGGCATACGATCCTTCTTCCGGGATAAATCTAAAATCAAACGATCCTGCATTTTACGCTTTGTGCTACATGACTGCCAGCCTGGTATATTCCATTTTTGAAAATCCGTCAACGGCAAAGGAAATGCAGACAATAGCTATAAACTATATTAGCAATGCCATATCACATTGATGAAGAGAACAGCGAACTTGCATTTGAGGTCCGCGAAGGTAATAAGTTAGTAATAAAGATAAAGTCAAACATATTCAGTGATTCACTGGAACTTTATCTTATAAAGGTCGGTGATAATACTGAACCTACTGATAAAAATGTATTCTCTTCATTACGTGTTCTCAAAGAAATAGAAAACCTTCACGACACAATCCTGAAGGAAATAAACTCTGTCACTTCCGGATTCTGGGAATTGAAACAAGATTCTCAGGGTAATGAATATATTGCGACAAAGTACAATGTTCTTACTGAAGGAGGTCTCACTACTTACGGTCTGGGTGAACAGAAGCTAGGAACTATCTATGACGGCCTTCCGATAGATAACGATACGATATACTGGGAAGAAGTTGAAGGATCCAGAGTATTAAAGGCAAAAGGATCCGGCGGTGGAAGTACCGGTTTAGATGAAACAAAGCTTTGGAATGTTTTAGGAACCCCAGGAGATCAACAGATTGATTATTCACATTTAAGAAGCGCGTTTTCTCAGTTCAGTAATGGTTTTGTAACTATCAACACCGAGCAGGATATAACAGCATTAAAGCATTTCACTGCCGGTCTCTCAGTCGGAGAATCAAAGAAAAAGATCTACGAAGAAAACGGTGTTGTCTACATTGATGCAGATGTAGCTGTTACCGGAGCAATGACATTTTACGCAACGGCTGGTAGATCTGTATCTACAATTATGGATGCTATTGCGGTTGATGGTATTACTATCAAAAAGGAAAACAATGTACTAAAAGCTATAGCTGGTGCAGGAAGTTCCTTCGATGAAAATGCCATGTGGTCTGCACTTTCCGGATCTTCGGATAACCAGATCAACAAGTCGCATTTAACCACGGCTTTGGATGGATATGCAACCCAGAATTGGGTTATAGAAAACTATGCCACTAAATCAGAGCTGTCAGCTGTTTCTAATAAGCTGAATGACTTCTTGGAAGGTTCTGATGCTGATACAATCATAAACAAATGGAAGGAACTGGAAGCGTTTTTGTCCGGAATGGCAGAAACGGATAATCTCGCGGAAATACTTGAAACTAAAGCTGATAAAAGTTATGTAGATAGCACCTTTGTTACGTTGGCAACCAAGCAAACGATCACAGGGGAAAAGACATTTTCCTCTGTGCTGAATACAGCCGCTATCAAGGCATCCGGAGCTATTACAGCACCTTCGCTGGCAGTATCGGACTGGGTTACTATTGCCGGAATTAAGCTGAGGAAGCTGGAGGATGGTGCGTTAATGCTGGAAGGGAATCTGGCATTAACTGGGGCTTTGACTATGTACGCTAGCAATGGGCAAAGTTTTGATACAATTTATGATGGTCTCCCGATTGACAATGATACTATATACTGGCAAGAAGTTGACGGATCAAGAGTTTTGAAAGCAAGAGAGGGTAGCGGATCATCCTTTGATAAGTCTGCCATGTGGACGGCATTGGCCGGATCTACCACGGAACAGATCAACAAGTCGCACCTTACTACTGCTTTGACAGGTTACGCAACCGAAAGTTGGGTGTCAGGAAAAAACTATGCTGTTAAAGCTACAACATTAGCTGGTTATGGTATAACAGATGCTTATACAAAAACAGAATCAAACGGTAAATATCCCACTAAGACCGGAAGCGGAGCTAGTGGAACATGGAGTATTAGCATTACAGGAAATGCTGGATCTGCTTCAAAGTTACAAAACGCAAGTAGTTTGTGGGGAAATAACTTTGATGGAACGACTGATGTTACTGGTAAAATAAATGCTTCAAATGGTATTCAACTACCTTATAGAGGATCAATAGTAACACAATTTGGCAATTTATTAAGAACTGATTATAGCGAAGGAGATTACAACGATTTTTTTGAACTAACAGCAAGAGGATCGGGATCATCAGAAGATAAATTATTAGGCGGTAACAGCGGGTTGCTTACATGGAGCGGAAACCGATTTGTATTTAACTCCTATGGTAACGGCTGGTATGTAGAGGATAATACATGGATAAGAACTTACGGTGGATTGTTTGTTCCACAAGAAATTCAAGTAAACGGGAATATAAATTGTGGTAGTTCAATAAAATGTAACGGAACAATGACGGCAGGAAGTATAGACTTGTCCTATGGTACAAACTACAAGTTTGTTAGAATGAGCTGGAATGGAACTAGCGGAGATGTCGCTTCATTCTTTGTTCCCGGATCAACATCTCAGTGGTTTACAATGGAATTAAGATCTTATGGTGTTTTATACACAAACGGAAATATTCTTGCAACTGGCGGTGCTACGTTCTATGGATCAGACATTAGATACAAGTCAATCACGCAGCAAGTCAATCTATCTCTGTTGGACATAGCGAAGGCACCTTCTTTCGTTTATCGCTGGAACAAGAAAGGAATGAAACGCGATAGGCTGAACTTAGGAGGATCTGCACAATATACGCAGTCAGTTCTTCCGTGGGCTGTTGAAAATAGCAATAACTTCCTATCTATGGACTACGCAACAGTAGCATATACGTTTGCCGTTCATACGGCCCGTCACTTGCTTACCTACGAGAGCAGAACCGATAAGAAAATCAAGAAACTAGAGAACAGAGTTAAATATTTAGAGAAACAACTTAAAAAGCTAGGCTATGAAGAAGTTCGTACTTTGGATGATCAGAGTGTTTGAGTTGAACATTCCGACCGAGAAGATTGTAACAAAAGTAGTGGAGAAACAAGTATTGATCCCGGATAATGGGGTTATTGAAGGAGATTTACTTGTCAAAGGTCATGTTACTGTAAAGGGATCTTTGGACGTAGAAGGGAATCTTGTAGTGTATAAAGACGCTACATGCAAATTAAATAGTAAGGAGGAATAATTATGGTAAGAGATGTAATTCCAACCGAGAACGTAACTTATGATGATATCCGTGATACGTTAAACGCAAATGGAGGTAATGTCAATAATATGGCTATAACAGCATTTCAGAGTGGGGCGAATATCCAAAGATGGGCTAAATATAAGCCTGTTGTATATTATAAGGATTTTACATCAATGGAAGAAGAATGGTGGAGAGGTGACGATCTAAAATGCGGACTTACCGTTCGATATTCTCCTACTGACGGTGATATTATAGATATTTACAAAAGAGGTGACGCATATACTTATAATTACCTTACTAAAGGCCCTTACAGATTGGGAGATTTTAGGGGGTATTATCCAAAGGCAGAGCCTTATATAAGGACTAATGTTCCTCAAGATAAAGTGTTTGAATGGGATTTCAATAATGACGGGGATATGATGTTGCCTATACAGGTAGTAAGGCAGTCCGATACAAGTCTTACAATTAATGATGTAAAACTTCCATTAGACATGGGTAACTTGCATATATTAGTTGAAAGATATAATAAGAACCCAATAGAAGAAGATGATGCTTTAGCTAAAGATTCACAATATTTTTCTATTACAGGAACCTTCCCTTATGTAGAGTTTAGAGGTCTCAAGTCTGATTATAATGTTCAATATTTCTTGCTTTCATTAACAGACAAAAGTATTAATGGATATGAAGTACCAATGCCATACGATGAAAAAAACGCGTATCTTATCAAAATTAAGAATATCGCAAAAGCTGTAATTACAGGTAGTATATCACAATTTGCATTGTCTACAAAAAAGGTTTGGTCAAATGTAAGTGATTATTTGGAAACTCCTTATGATTCAAACGGAGGTTCATCTAGTCCTGTATTGTTTAAATCATCAATCAAAAACCTAAGTACGGCAGCTATTACATTTAATAATACGGATTCTGCCGTAAGATCTCATACGATTAAGATAAAAGCTACAGGAGAAGTAAACGGAGAATATAAAGAGTATAATATTGATTGTTCTATATGGAATGGGTTTGACGGAGCAAGCACTTCGAGTTTGGTCATATCTCCATCTCAAACGAAAGAAGTTATCTTCGGCACGTCAGAAGGGCTTTTCGATAAATTTAGAGAGGCTGGGAAAAATAATTTGATATATATCAATGCAGTAGTTGTTAATAAAAACACTAAGTCAGAAAATACCATTAGTTCAATTAGAATAATGATAAATTAAAAAATATGAAAAAAGCAAGTTTATTAATAAAAGGAAATCTCCAATGTAAAAATATTTTACGTGGGGGGGGTAATTTTGTATTCTTAGCAAAAGAATCAGATTACGATCTGTCTGAATGCGTTATCATTGAAGGTGATTTAATAACCGATGATGATATTAGCGCACACGGACTTGTGTTAGTAACAGGATTTATCAACATAACTGGAGGGAAGTGATATGGCTGTATATGATATTCTTCCCTCTCAGAACCTAAAATGGGATGATGTGAGAGATACGTTAAATGCTTCAGGTGGTGTGGTTAGTAATGTTGCAGAAACCGCATTCAAAGCTAATGCAAACATTAATCCGTTTGCAAAATACAAGCCTTCCGATATTGGTGCTGTAAACTTTACGAGAGATAACCCCGGAGCATTTGTCGTTGATTCCTGGGACGGTCAACTGGTTACTATCAAAGATAAATGGTGGATCGGAAAGAATGGAACATGTAATATAAACATTCCTATTATTGATAATTTGGAAAACAATTCTCCAAATGACGTTCCATGGTCTTATATACCAGTTCCGGGTGGTCAAAATGCACCTTACCGGTTAGGGGACTTTGCCGGGTATGATGCAAAAGCGACAAGTAATATGATCACATTGGTAGTGCCGGAATATGTTGTAATAGGACAAAGTTTGAGGGTGCCGATATATATGCCGGAAAAGAGAGAAACTGAACTTACTCTTAACGACATATACGATGTGACAGGCGGTGTTACTTTGGTGTTCCGAATTTGGGTGCAAGGCAAAACTGGATATTACAAACTGGTGGAGTTTCAGCCCAAACATCAGACAATGCTGGAGATAAGCGCGGAAGATCTGGAGTTTATCGGAATGTCCCCTAAAGATACCGTATGTATGCACCTTATGGCAAAAGATGTAAAAGGAAGGTACAGAAACATGAAGGCAACGGAAGATACAACAACCTTGTATAAAGTTAAAGTATTTTCTACCAAACCATACGACTTTGTTACTCCGCGTGGTGAGGTTCTGCAAAGCAATTCCGATATTAAGAGATTGCGCCTGTACAACATTACGTTTGGTATTACAGCCGTTGGATTTTCAGGAGGTACGCTGGAAGCTGGTAGTAAGATTGCAGTGTACAGATACAAGTCGGGCAATGTCAATTATAAGTATGAGCAGCCGTGGTACGAAACTGGCCCAGCTGGAGAATTGACAGTAGCTGCTGGACAGATAAGATATTACCCGATAGTCCCCAGCTTCGATTTTACCACAAACGACATAGACGAAAGTGTAACTAAAGCTGTCGTTATATGGTGGAATTCCAGTTATATAGAATTATCAAGACTTGAAGTTACAATAAGAAAAACAGATTTTTAATTATGGAAATAAGAACAGAACAAGAAGGAAAGTGGATATCCCCGATGTATGGGAAGTTTCTTACGCAATCTTCCGCAACAAAAGATGAAGATCGGGTAGTAGCCAAACAGGTATATATCCCTTTGGATGAAAGTAACGATGAATGGACTGAGATCACCAAAGAAGATGCGGAACGTATCTTCAAGGCAAAGAAAGCTGCAAGAGGTCAAATAGAATATCCGGAAGAACAGGTAAATCAGATGATAGGGCTGTTTGCATCACAGATAAACACCATGAACCTTACGGACGAACAGGCATTGCAGTTTAAGAACCTGTACCCAGCCTGGGAAAATTTCATCAGTCAGAAACTTGAAAAAGATTACAAGGTGCTTTATCAGGACAGGCTTTATAAAGTGAAACAGGCTATTGAAAATGTACTGGAAAACCAACCGCCTAGTGTTGATACGGCAGCACTGTACGAAGAAATCAACGAAACCAATGCCGGGACAAAAGAAGATCCTATTCCGTACAATAACAACATGGAGTTATTTGAAGGAAAGTATTACTCCCAGAATGGTATCACGTACAAATGTACCAGAAATACCGGACAGGCCGTATATCAGGACTTGTCCGGACTTGTAGGAATTTATGTAGAAGTAGCAAACTAAAAATTATATCTCTATGAAACTTAAAAGCGTAGTAATAGCATACAAAATGCTGGATGATGCAGTGATCACAAGTGTAAACGACAAAGATGCAGTCAGTATTATTAAGAACCGGAAGGAAATGCGCAAGCATGTGGAAGCCTATGATGCACTTCTGAAGGATGCACAGGAAAAGTTCAAGCCTAAGAACTTTGACGAAATGCAGGAAAAGGCCCGCAAATGGAATGAACTTTCAGAGAGTGAAAAGGAAGAACTTAACAATTTCTTTGCGCCTTACCAGAAGAAGGTAGATGCAGCCTGTGAACCGGAACTTGAAAAGGGAGTAGAAGTAACTCTTGAAAAGATTTCCGATGAAGGAGCAATCCAACTGGCAAAGGAAAACAAGTGGCCTATGTCTAAACTGGATCTCCTGAAAATCATGCTTGATTAACAGATACTTGCGATAAATGGTATTTATTTCCTAAAACAAAGCCTGCTATATTAATCGGCAGGCTTTTTTACTATATTTGTGAAAACAAAATAAAACGATTATGGCACAACTCAATTTTACACAGAACGGACTTGCATGGATATCCGATGAGATATCCGTATCATCAGACTTCAACCTTCACATAGAAAGGGAAAAAGCGGCACAGCTTAATATCATGCAGAAAACCAGCGGTGAGAAATGGGGTGATATTATTGAAGCAGAACGATATGCCAACAAAACCGTGATTGATGTGGATATACAGGTTCTTATCCCGAAAAAGATCAAGGTTATCAGTTATTCCAAAGTAACATCAGCAGAATACACGACAGCATGAAAACAAACATTATAGGATCTGTTATCAATACGAATGTCATTGGTGACATAAAAAGTAACAGATCTCCGGCACCACCGGAAGAGAATATAACGGATGCACTTCTTATGGAGGACGGAACGCCCTTCCTTATGGAAGATGGTATATACTTCCAGCTTGAAGGAGAGCAGCCGCAAGGAATTAACAGGAGTTACTGGAAATTTTAAAACACGACATTATGGCAATACAAGGAAAGAAATTAAGTGAATTAACCGAACAGGTTAGCAATATACAAGGAAAGGAAAGGATTTACGTTTCTGACGGAAGTGGAAAGCCCAAGTTTATTGAAACAAACCAGCTGGCCAAACCCAGTGATATTCCCAATGTAAGCGGATTTATCACAAAGCAGCAAGCGGACGGATATTATCAGCCCAAAGGAAACTATGCGACAACTACACAATTAGCTGACAAGGCCGACAAGGTATCTACCGAAAACGTATCGGAAGATACAAAGGAAATCCAGCCTAACAGATATTATATCTTTGGCGAGAAGGCTTCACTTACCATTACTCTTGCGGCCGGAGAAGAAGGTAAGCTGGCAGAGTATATGTTTGAATTTACTTCGGGAACAGCACCGACTACATTGAATCTCCCCGAAAGTGTAAAATGGATGGGAGACAATACCATTGAAGCAAGCAAGACATATCAAGTCAGCATAGTCAACAACATAGCAGTATTGGGAGGGGCGTGATATGAGCATGTACAGACGAAGGCTGATGATAGCCAATGCACTCAAGAAAAGTTCGGGGATCAATTATCCTGGACTAATTGCTGCATGGTCAGCTAAAGGTAAGACCAACGATGATGAAGATAGAGCAATACTGAAAGACCTTACAGGTAATGGGCATGATATTACTCTTAATGGATTTGCTTTCTCTGAAATGAGCGGGTATGGGGGGTATAGCACAGATTTTAATAACTGGTATTTTTGGAATGGGAATTCACCTTTATATGAAACGGAATATACTTTTAAAACAATTACATGTAATATTGGTGGCGGTTCAGATTATGCTTTATATAATAGTATATCAAAAATTTCTAGAAATTTAAAATTAAAAATTACTGGATTTACAGAAAATAATGCTTATTTGTTTATTGGTACTGGTGATTCTGGATTTAAATGCGAAGATGGAGATGGTGAATATATTTTTGATGTGAACAAGTATAAAACATTGTATCCTAATAATAGAGATATTGGTTTTAAAGTAATTTCTAAAGAAAGCGGAACAATTTATCCAATTAAAAAAAGAGTAACTATTGAAATTGTTCCCGAATACTCCGATGCTCTAGTATTTGACGGAGTAGATGATTATGGCCAGTCAATAGATAGAATAAAAGCACTTACTAAATACACCATTATATTAAAAAGAAAAATTATTAAGGCGACAAATGGTGGATGCGTATTATATAAAGGAGATTTGCGTTATGATGATTCTACTGAAAATTTTGGAGTAGAATTTACAGATAATAAGTATTGGTATTATTATTCTGGATTATTGGGTAATAATAAAATAACCCCTTATCAAGAAGATATAATCTATGCAAAAGAGAAATCATATAACGGACAACAAATGAATAGTAATCTTGATAATGTAGCAGATAATCCGATTGTTATTAGTACGGTAAATAAAACAGGATTTATAAATATGGTTTTCTACTCCGCTTATCTCTTCGACCGATCATTAGACGAACAAGAGATAAAAGAATTTATCCGTAAATATATAGACCCAGATTATTATCTGCCTTCAGAAGTTGTAACTCCGGATTGTTATTATGATTTCTCTTTAGATTCTAATGATGATGAAAACAGAGAAACTATAAAGGATCAGAGTGGTAATGGAAACGATGCTAAAGCATATAATTTTGCTTGGGCTGGTATGAGCGGATATGGTGGATATGATATTGATTTTAAAACAGAATATCAAACTTCATTAAACGTTAATAGAGTAACAGGTACTTTATCATCAACTAAAATTAATATAACTTCCGTTAAAAATATAAATTCATTTTTAGAAAGTGCGAGATTAGAAACTCATCCTTCTTATAAAGTAAAAGTCACAGGAGTATCCGATAATCTTTTTTTAGTCTATCAGTATGGAATTAACAAATATTATCGTATTAAAACAGAAGGTATTCATACAATACCAGTAGTAGAAACAGAAACTCAATATGTTGGATTTAAAGTATCGTCTGTAACAGAAAATTGTAATATAACTTTAGAACTTATTCCACAATATCCTGGAGCATTAGTCTTAGATGGTACAGATGATTATATTGCATTGGAAGCATTTAATAGTGGTTTTAAAACTGTGTTTATGGTATTTAATCCTATTGTAATGGCTGATATTGCTTATGACCAACGAAGCAATGACATGCTACGATATTTTAGTATATTCTTAGACCCTAATACTAAAGCATACGCATACAGAGCCGAAAAAACAGTTACATACGTTAATGGAATTATTAATACAACACTTATAGGAAGTAACCTGTCTAATAAAAAACAATGTATTACAATGCTATTAGATGATACTATTCAATTGGGAGGTAATACAAAAACTCCGATAATAGGAGCGCATTATAACTATCGTACCTTCTTTTCAAAAATAGTATTATACAAATTCCTTGGTTTCAAAGAAGAACTAACTGAAGAACAGATTCAAGCAATAATAAAGAAGTATAACCTACTAGACGGAGTGGATGAAATAGAAGTAAGTTAAACAATAAATAACAGACATTATGAAATTTGTAATCGTATCAGTATCAGAAGCAAAAGCACACGGGATTGAAATCATCCCTACAATGAGACAGAGTGTAGATATGACACAGGTTGTTCTGCATGAAGAGTATGTTAAGAACATTGATGAATTCGATGTTCTTACTAGATATGAATTCGATAGTCCAGAATTTACTGAGTTAATAAATTCAGAAGCATGGACGCACGGAGAAGATTATGTACAGCCTAACGAGGACTATGCAAAGGTTAGGGCTATGCAGATTCTTACGGCAGAAACAAAGGCTAATATCAACACGATGAAGATGTCAAACAAGGAAGCATTGTCGGTTAAAGAGTTTTATCCCGAATGGTCGGCAGACAGCGTTCAGGTAAAACAGGGAGAAAAGTATAAGTACAACGGGAAACTTTACGAAGTAGTGCAGGATCACACCACGCAATCTAACTGGTCTCCGGGAAACCAGTCGTCTTTATGGGTTGAAGTAGTAGAAGATCACGAAGGAACATTGGAAGACCCGATACCTTACAACGAAGAGTTAAATCCGATGTGGCAGGGAATGATACTGGAAGAAGGCAAGTATTACACCCAAAGCGGAGTAGTATATAAGTGTATCAGAAATACAGGCAACAAGGTAACTCATAACCTTGCAGACCTTGTAAGTGGTGGATTCGTTCAAAAAGTATAGGTGTAACCGGATTCTGCAAAAAATCTCGCTATTATTTGATAATGTATGCACTATTGTGTAAATTTGTAGTCGTGATGTTTAACTTAAAATTTCTTTTATATGGCGAAGAAACCGAAAGAAGTAAAAAATCCGGCAGGTGGAGGATATGTCGGACCAGGTGATCTTAAAGACAGAAACAAAAAATGATCATCGGAAGAGTAATATCCTTGCTTCGTAATAAACGGGCAAGGATATTTTTAAAGCTATATGAACCCTTTGTTTACTCGTTATGTTTGTGCATCCTCTCCATAACATATACGTGTGATTACTTCTCCGAAGAGCCTATAATAACTCAGGAGGAATATGATCGAAGGGCCTTCATTCTTTCTCTTATAGGTGGATGCTCACTTTTTACTATTGCAAGAATAATATCTTATTCATCCGGATTGTGTAAATGGTATATGGCAAATATAGCCTGCCTTCTGTTAAACAACTTGTCCGGATTTGCAAAATACCTGAATATCATTGACAGTATATCCTACATGTTTATAGCTACCGGTTTAAGTTGCGCCGGTATTATATGTTTTCTTGTTTTTAGGATATTCTATCGAATCACAGACGAGGTGTGCCTCCATCACAAAGATTGATCAATATAAAGAATATTTGTAAACCATACTGTCGAAGAAGTTCAACATCGAATTTCTTCGACTTTTTTACGCACGTATAAAGGCCCATCATTTCAGTACATTTACTGATATTGTACTTTTCCTTCATATTTGAAATGTGTTTGTCTACGGTTTTAGGAGCCAGATGAAGTATTTCTGCAATTTCCTTTTGTGATTTACCATGACCGATCCATTCCAAAATTTCTTTCTCTCATTTTGTTAGTAGATCTTCCTCAACTTCATCAGGTTTTACTTCTTGAAGATCTGCATCTACATTATCCGCTTTTAAAAATACGGATTTTTCCTTATTTTCTGTGTTATCCATGTCGTGTAATTTTGTTGCAGCTAAGATACTGATAATTATCCTAGTTTGCAATGCCGGAAGCAATAAGAAGGCAAATTAAATTCACAACACTATGACATTAGATGTAAACGGCAAGAACTACAATGTCACCGGACAGGGACAGGGTAATCTGAACACGGTTTTGGGAGCACTCGGTACTGCTTCTTTCCTGGGATTGAACGGTGGAAACTTCCTCGGTGGCTGGAACAACGGAAACTGCGGCTGTTCTGAAAACATGGCTGTAAACCGTTATGAATTGAACCTTACTCGCGAAGCTGATTCTTTGAAATCTGAAAATGCCCTGTTGCGTTCTCAGGTGTACACTGATCAGAAGATCGTTGAAGCTACTGCTTACTTGCAGGGTGAAATCAGTAAGGTTGCTACTAGACTGGAAAACTTCAGAGACGCACAGAACGCTGTCAACTTGCAGCAGGCTACTTACAACGCTACTGCTACTGCCAACATCAGCTGTCTGGGCCAGCAAATTGCACAGCTGCAATCTCTTTCTCAGTTGGTTGTTCCGCAGAACAAAGTGTGCGACACTTGTTGCAGCAACCAGTAAAATCAATTCTTAAATGGCCGGGGCGTTTAGGTACGCTCCGGCCTATAAAACGACAAACACTATGCAATATACTAACTCTCAGATACTAGCGGCAGTTCTGAACAGATGGTTGCAGCCGGTTGTGTTGCAGCTTTCACAAGCAAAAATGTCCTCATTCCCAGCATTACAGATGATTGAGAATAAAGTACGACAGATGGGTATTGTTTCTCCCAGCTGGTCACTTACTCAAGAACTGGCACCCATGATAGAACCTATCACCAATAGCATTGTACAGCCAATGCTGGGTAAATACCTTTCAAGTGTGCCTGATGAATCTATCCCGGCTATGGCTCACGGGATTGTTGACAAGGCCCTTGAATCAGGCGAATTGAAACTTATGGAAGGTAAACTGACCTTTAACAAAGAAGATCTGACAGAACTGAAGAATTTGCTCAACTACAACCTTCCGGTAGGCCAAACGACAGACTACGTAGTAAAAACAAGTGATACAAAGAAAGCCGAAGCGCAGGCGGCTGAAAGTCCTGCACCAAACACAAAATAATTGGATATATGGTAACATTAGCACCTATCACAATTGCGGCAACATCACAACAGTATTTAGTTGATATTGTCAGAAACGTATGCCAGCCTTACTGTGCAACGGGTTCTATTATGCCCACTGGCGGCGTAACATTTTCCGTATTAAGCCAGACAACAACCGGCACTCAAACGGTAGTAACAATCAATGCAGCAGGAAGCTTTCTCTACACCCCTAAAGGTTCTTGCAGGGCAATTCCTAAACAGTTTAACGAACAGTTTAGAGTGGCGTTTATCGGAGCCGCAAATGCAGTGCCTACAATTGCACTAACAGCATTGCAGACAGTAATCAGTCCTGACAACATTAAGGATAAATGCAACTGCAACTTGGCATACGGTGTAAGTATGGCAACCCCCTTGACCATTGCCGCTACATATCCTGCATAAGTAGTATATGTTAAAAACTCCCCACCAGTATTTGGTGGGGATAACTTAAAACAAAAGATATGATGAAAGCGGACGAAATGATACAGAGATACGAGGAACTCTATCACAAGATGGTTTCCTCAAAGGATCCGGCCAACATGAAGATTTTCGGAGAATCTGAAATGTGGGTTTTCAAAGAAGTAGCAAAAGTTCATCCGGATCTGGCAGAAAGCTGGCTGTCACACCTTGAAGAAGTATGTTGGAAGAATTATCTTTCGGACAAAGAAGCTGTAAACATCAGCAACCGGACGGTTAATCAGGACGGGACAAAAGGTTTCCACTGGACCTATGAAGTATTCACAAAAGCGGTTCAATCTCTTAACGGTGTGATTGAAGAAAAGCCTTACTATAATTCATACGCCCTGTACGTTACAGCAAACGTATGTTATAGTGATCACGGTCTGAGCATTGCTATGGATATGGGCTATGATGATCCCCGTAAAGTTCCCAATGAAAAGATGGCTTTGTCATGCTACCGGAAAGCCGTAGAAAAGCTGAAGGACATAGACATGGGATTTAATGTAAGGAAATACTTCAAAGGGAAAATGTACAGCAATTCCCCTATGTAGTTGAATTGGGAAATATGTTTATCAAAGAGGTACAGGCGGTTAGATAATTGCTTGGACCTCTTCTTTGTTTTTGCATATAATTACTATTTTTGTCAAAAACACGACAACATGGAAGAAAAAGGTATTATTTCAGGAACAATTCAAGGAAGCTTTGCCAGTGTAGCAACTGCATTTATCATGGAATCATTACAACACATGATACCCTGGTTAATTGTTAGTTTTGTTGTTATCATGGCAGATCTGGCATTTGGCGTAAGGAAAAGCCTTCTTATGGGTGAGACAGTTCGCTTTTCGCGTGCTATACGCGCCACTATGGGTAAAATAACCACATACTTTGCTTTTGTATGTGCGGTTTGTATGATTAATGTAGCAAGCGGTAAAGGCTGGGATATAGACGTATACGCCTGTTTGCTGGTCTCATTTATCGAATTATGCAGCATTATAGGCAATATTCTTAAACCTAAAGGGATCAAGATTGATATGCTTGGAGCCGCACGTGTCTTTGTGAAAAAAGCAGTAGACGTAAATGATGAAGAAGTCAAGTGCATTTTAAAAGAAGATAAGGAGGTAAACAATGGCAAACGTGAATAAATTGAAACCATTTATCCTGAAATGTGAAGGTGGTTTTGTAAACGATCCGGATGATCTGGGTGGAGCAACCAACAAAGGAATAACCCTTACCACATACAAGGAATACAGAAAAAGGAAAGGGCTTCCAGATCCTTCTGTTGACGATCTGAAAAACATCAGTGATGAAGAATGGATGGAAATTCTCAAAACAATGTTCTGGGACAGATGGCAGGCTGACCGGATAGAAAATCAGTCTGTTGCCAATATACTTGTTGATTGGGTGTGGGCTTCCGGTGTTCATGGAATTAAAAGGCCACAGAAAATACTTGGCGTAACGGTTGATGGAATTGTAGGTGATAAGACTATTGCTGCATTGAACGCAATGGATCCCATGTCTTTGTACTTCCAGATCAAGAATGACCGTATTAAATACATTGATGAAATCTGCAAGGCAAGGCCGACCAACAAAAAATACAAGAAAGGATGGATGAACCGTATCAACAAATTTAAATTTGAAGCATGAAAGTATTTGCATTCATAGTATTATTGCTTTTCACAGCCTGTGCTTCCAGAAAGTACAAATCGAAAGAAACACTGATCACTTCTCTGGAGAATGTGAGAAGCAAATCGGATTCTCTTATTTCCTCTAGGAATGATCATGTGTTCCAAAAAGAAGTAGTCTTTGGAAATTATAAGATCAAAAAGACCGAGACGTTCTTTTCAGAACCAGACAGCACAGGCAAACAGCATGTTGTTTCTACTGTTCAGACAGAAACAGATTACACCGGAAATTCCCGGACCGAGACGGAAGTATTCAGTCAGGAACAGATCAAGTCCGGATCTAACATAAGGGATTCTACCTATACGGAAACAGAATATAGCAAGACAGAAGAGAAGAAAGTAAATCCGGTATGGATATCATGGGTTTTATGGTCTTTAGTTCTGGCCGGATCCGGTTATCTGATATATTATTTTTTTATCAGGAAATTATGGAAGTAAACGTAACAATTCAGGAAAGTAAGATATACGAAGATGTGTATGCAATCACCGCGCACACCGGAAAGGCTCTGGATAATATAGACAAGCTTTCGCTTACGGAAGACGAAATGAAGATTGTCCAGCCGCTTATGAAGGAATCTGCCGCAGAATTAAGTGATGTAATATCTTCGTATGGTACTTTGTCTTTTGGAGAGGGAGAAATAAGCATAGACTTTGATCTTCCTGTAAACTGGAAAGACGCGGCACTAACTACACTTACCCAGTGTCTGACCAACTATATATCTAACTCAATCTGTCAAAGATGGTTTGCCATGACCAACAGGGATGATGTGAAGTATTATGCAGACAAAGTTGTAATTAATGCTACAAACATAAAAAAATTATTGTGTGAACGTAAAAAACCGCAGAGATAATGGAAGGAAGTAAAAGTTTAACACCGCAGATAGCCGTCAAGACTTTACTGTTAAGAGTAAAGGATCAGGCATATTACATCGGTGAATCAGCGAAATCAGATCCTCGTCTGGTGGAAATATCCGCAAAGATACAGGCTTCAGATGATGATGATCCGATACTGAAAGATTTTGTGTCAGATGCTACATCGGTTGTTTGCAACCTGCTGTCAAGAATGCTGGGAGAGACAAGCTACTCCAATGAAGGTGAAAATATCACATTTACGATAAAAGCCGCAGCCAACACACCGGACCTGCAGGATCAGCTTGTAGATTATATTACGAATTATATGTCAACTTCCATTTTGCGGAACTGGCTTAATACAGTCAAGTCCGATGAAGCAAAGAGATTTGATGAAAAACTGATCCGTCTGGAAACGGAACTTATTCAGCTTTCGGCCAGACGACTTAAACCTGAAAGGACATGAACAAACAGCAAATAATAGACAAGGTTTTCACTAAAACCTACTATATCGGCGAAGCCAAAAAGCAGGAAAATCCTTTGTCAAAAATCATTCAGGCAAGCAAAGACGAATCGGATATTCTGGGAGATTATTTTGATGAAGCCCTGAACGAAATAAACTTCTATGCCCAGAAAAGGCTGGTAGAAGTTATAATCACAGAGGACAGTATCGAAATAACCAGCCAAAGGCCGAAGAAGGAAGAGATAACCAAATGTGTTGACCGGCTTCTGGGTGATTACATGGTAGAATACATATCCTACAAATGGCTTTCGGACAACGGTTATAATGTAGATCCGACAGAAAAGGATCAGGCATTGGACCGGCTTAAAAACAGTATTTGTGCATTAGCACCCAAAGTAAGGCGAAGGGCCGCAGAAATGGGGATATAAAAAAAGGGAAGTTTTCACTTCCCCTTTTTTATCTGAGCCGGTTGGTAAAGCTTTCGTCTACCATCATTTCAATGTAGTTCACTGAAACGTCAGTTCGTACACCACCGACAAGGCATATCATAAAATACTTGTATGGTTTGCTCTTGTTCATCTTAGTGACAAGATCCCGGATATCAATCATTTTTTCTTTCTTTGCAACAAGTTCAAAATGTTCCGCATCATTGGAAGCCAGAATGTACATTCCGACATCAGAGAAGATATCTACTCCTTCACCTCTGAACATTACCGGTTCTCCCTTTATGTAAAGATCCGACAGGCTTCTCTTGACTATTCCTCTCAAGGCGGTCTGGAGTATTCTTTTATGCGTAAGTGTTCCCATCTTGATAGGTCTGGTAATAAGGGCTATCTTTGAAACACTCCGGTGCATGTTATTCAGATCAAGTATTTGCGTTCCGATCATTGCCCAGGTATACGGATAGGAATTCACAAAAGAATCTATCTGTTGTGAGATCTTATGCCATTCTCCGGTTTTAAGGGAATATACATAAGAGTAGGGGAAATCCCCATTTGCTACCACGACTTCCTTTGTTTCGTAGTTATATCCCACTTTTGCCGTTTCCAGATAGTCCGGGAACACAACGCTTGACAGGCATGAATCCAGACCGGCAACAGCGAGTATACGGGTAATGATCGGTGAAGATATGGAACATGAAGGCAGAAATCCGTATATCTTTTCCGATATCAGCTGGGTAGTAGCACCATCTATTACCATAAGGCCCCTTTCGGTAGAAAAGGCTACCATTGTATCAAGCCCACATATAGAATCCGGATTGTTACATACGTCTCTTGTTACCGGTGTATGGGTGGAGTAGGCCAGTGTTCCGGATCCGACAGACATTGCATATATTCCGTCTTTTGTAAACACATACAAAGGGAACTGGCCGAACTGGCCCTGAGACATTGCTATCACATTTGACTGCACCCCGACAATAGGTGTCTGAAACTGGTAGGTCTGATCGGCAGGGAAGTAGAACGGATTGCTTACATTGGAAGCCAATAATATATTATCTTTGGAATAATCAATATTATCTGTTGGCCGTACCAAGTATTGCATATCTACAAAATCATCAGTAGTGGTGTCGGTGAAATAACTTGTCCTGCACCGGTATTTGGTTGATGTCAATACGTCCTGAAATGACCTGCAATAATAAGATAAATTGAAATAATTGCTGCTGTTTAAAAGGAAAGTTTTTCCTTTATTGATAGAAGCACAGTTTACAACAATTTTGTATGCCCGGCTATCAGGATAAATTATGAATGACGGAATGTAAGATCCCCTTTGTGATGAATGAACAATTTTATCACCGTTAGAGGTGTGGATATAGGTGTATACATCAAAAGTATAATTTTCTGCCCCTGCTACTATTTTATAGCCATCAAATAAAGTCTTTGTTATTCCGAAAAGATGAAGCCTGTTATTGTACGAATAAGACTTTGAAGCATTAATATTGTGATTATACCCAAATCCGTCAACCATGCTTTTCTGTACGGTCATGTTGTCGGATGATACATCTAGGTCGGGTACAATAGTAGTTTCTCCGATCTTCAATTCCGCAATATTATACATCAGGCTTATATTAGACGCTCTGGTAGTAGCGGATTCTATATTGTCGTACAGATCACTGACTTTAAATCTCAGGCTGTCAGTAGAGAAAATATCAATGCTCAGAATGATATCTGCCCATGCCGACAGATCATAGTCGTCAAAAACAAATTCCGGCTTAAAACACAACAATGCAGCTTTGGCACCATTAGAGGTATTTACCTGAATGAACTGGGTATCACTCAACCCACCTTTCATTTCTACACTGACGCTTCCGCTATCAGATGAATTATAATTATATGACATTATATCATCGTAGCCGAGGAAAGGTATTTTAATTTCTGTTGTCTTTACAATACTTCCATCGAACAGACGAAACGCGGCACAAAAGGCGGCAGCATAGCAATAATATCCTTTTTTGTTTGCATTATTCAGTACCTTCACAAAGTTGCCATATCTTACTTCTGTGTCGCTTAATTCTGATACTTCTGTTATATCCGCATCTACCACGGCAAGTTTTTTCCTGATAGTCATGCCGGGCATATCAGGAAGTTCACCCAGATAGGCATATCCATCGTTTTTAAACAGAAGGTATTTAACACCGGTGTCAGTTAATACTGACACCGTGTTACCTATGAATTGTATACTTTTAGCCTTTACATCTTCCGTCATAATTGTTTCAGAAGAAAGATCTTCCGGCATTTCGTACATTTGACCATCGTCGGTTATCCCGATATATCTCTTAGCGTTCGCATGGTGATATATTTCCTTGTATGTATGAACCGTCTGTTTTAGCTGAATGGGGTTTCCAATAGGTTCTATACTGGAATTGTTCACCTTTGCGTTGATCAGTTCCATACATTCCCCGTCCGGGCATATTCCATCGTCCGTGTTACGGGTTATTCCTTTAAATTGTATCTTTACATTTTCCATACCAGCAAATTAACTGAATTATTGTATTACAGCGTTGACAAGTTGGGGAAATCAACATATTAAGTGCCTTTTTATAAGTTCTTTCAATGTTTTTGAAAGATCTGTTATAATGTATTCGCCTTTTACATATTGCAAGACTGACATATCTGAAAAATTCAGTTTAAATTCAGCACCATCTCTTTTAAAAAGCCAATATTCATTCTCAATTTTAACCGAATCAATATCTGGTATATAAAGCCTTATACGTAAGTATTCGGCCAACTACAGGTATTAAACCTTTATATACAACAATAGCGACT